TTGGATACCTCACGCCAAACGAAAAATTTAAACAAATTATTAATCAGAATTCTGTTGCATTTGCAAGTTGAATTCAGCAAAGATAAAACTTTGGTTGGGATTGTATATAAACTCGATGAGATGTGGCAGGGAGAAGGTGAAGAAGAACCGACTATATTTTCAGGTTACAATAAACCAACAGAATCATTTAAGGCTACCAGAAAATTGGTTGGGTATCAAATCAGCGTTGATGCAAAGGAAAATATTCCATTCAAAAGCACAGATAATTTCATCAATTCTGGTAGTAGTGTATGGGGGCTTTACCCAAGTAGTGATACTAATGGGCATGGAGATATTCAAAGTGAAATCAACGCAGCTACAGGTATTTCAAATGTTTTTGATTTGCCAAGCATTAATAATATAACTACTCGTGGTCTAACTGGTGGTCCTAATAACGACTATCAAACTACTGGGAATTATCTTGATATAAATGAAGACGACGGGTTCAAAGACTATTCAACAGCTTCCGGGTGTGTGGTTGATTGGCAGGGTAAGCAAAAGACACAAGCAATTGTACGTCATGCTAATCAAATTATAAACGCATATCTGCTTTCTGATGCAAATGAATCGGTTAGCATATATTATACCGATGAAGATGATAATGAGCATCAGTTGGCTGAGCTGCCGAAGACAGTAGAAGAATTGTCTAATGCAATGGAAATTCTACACAAAGCAAACAATAATTTAACGAAGTATCAGCAATTTCTTTATCCGGCTGGATATGGATGTTATCTCTATCAGCCTACAGTCAAGGAAGGAGAAGAATTGGACCCTCAGTATGCTTCAGGAAATTGGTATTTACCTGCATGTGGTGAACTGTACCGCCAGTATAGTTTCTTTGCAAAATCCAGAACTGGAGGTATGGGGGAAACTTATCAAGAAGGGCAAGGGACGAGTCCAGCCAAAAGTGTGATAGACGATATGATTAAAGAGGCTCTTAATTCACCAGAGTCTAATGAAATCAAGCTACATGTTTCTCCATCACATGTAGAATATGGAAATTACACTGGGTTAGAGCTTGCGGCTATTAATCGTTACTTTCATTCGTTAGTGGAAGCTGAGAAACCGATCTACTCAATGATTCTTTGGAGAGCTTTAATTGCCAATGGCTCATCTCCATTCACTCAGCACAGCACAGGCGGCCGTTGGTCTTCCACTGAGGGCTCCGCTCATGGCTCGTGGGGCGTGTATTTCGGCAATGGTGGTAGCTACGGCGGCTACAAGGCCTACGCTGGCGTTGTTCGCCCTGCTGTAGCCTATCAGTTTTTTCTTTAATCTTCCTGGCGAGCTGCTTAAAGCAGCTCGCCTATAACAGTTAAATAACATTAAAAATATATGGATATAAATGGGAAATCAATGACTTATGAGGAAGTATGTGAGTTGTTTGATAGCACAACTACTGCTGAATTGGGGGATTCTGTAATACTTTCAAATGATGAAATAAACCGCGCTCGGCGCAATAAAAGAGAAGTTCGTAAAAAGGCCACCGGTTTTCAAAACACGCCGATTTACAGGTCATTACACGCATCTATGCGACTTATTATAGAAGTTGTACAGCTGATGCCAAAGAAGTCTGTTAAGGTATCTGACATATTGCTTCAAAACTTTACAGAATTAATTCGTTGGTCAGCTGCGGCCTACAACCATCAAGATGACCTTCTTAAACAAAATGCACTCGAAGAAGCTATATCTTTAATGAGTGTAGTTAAAATCACACTTAACTGTATGTCCAACCTCGTTAGTGAAACGAAGCACAAGCAGCTGATCGCATCGTTTGATGCAGTGATACGTCAACTTGTAGCATGGCGTGGCTCACTAATACAAAGCCAGGGTTCCGATGACGAAGCCTAATAACTGTAACATCGGAAGAGAGCTTAGAGCTTTGCTCGGATATGGGCGGCTGACTCCGTGGCATGGTTTGAACTATGTACGGAGTTACGAAGCTGCACAGCCGCATTTTAACAGCACAGGCAACCATTGGTCTTCCACTGAGAACTCCGCTCATAACTCGTGGAACGTGAATTTCAACAATGGTAATAGCAACAACAACAACAAGTACAACGCTAACGTTGTTCGCCCTGCTGTAGCTCATCCGACAAAGGCTTGGCTTCAATTAAGGAAATCTCTACAGGAAGCATTTGAAGACTGCTGCCGAGGTAAGGCTTCCAGTCAACAATTCCAAGATTACATTCCTATCGCTAACGAGGATTTGGATGTACTTACAACAGAATTGATAGATAGAACCTATATGCCAGGAACATCCACCTGTTTCCTTGTAAAATTTCCTAAACTTCGAGAAGTGTTTGCCGCAGCTTTCAGAGACCGTATAATTCACCATTGGATATGTATGAGATTGGTTCCGCATTTTGAAGAACTGAATGAAAATATAGGAAATGTTACTCACAATTGTAGGGTCGGATTTGGAACAAAATCGGCTGTTGATAGCGTTTACGAGGCAATCAAAGAAGTATCATACAATTACGGCACTGAAGCTTATCTGTTCAGAGGAGATTTAGTGGGGTTCTTTATGTCATTGCCTCAACGTCGTATGTGTGATAACTTAATTGATTTTGCACAGGAAGAATATCATGGTGATTTTAAGAATCTATTGATATGGTTACTGGATGTGGTTGTAATGCACCGTCCAGAATTGAATTGTATGTTCAACTCATCACCTGAAGATTGGAAAGGGTTGGCACATAATAAATCTCTGTTTAGGACAGGCAAAGGGCGTGGTGCCCCAATTGGCAACCTGACCACTCAGTTGTTTGCTAATTTTTACATGGCGGATTTTGATGCGTTCATGATTGATTGTGTCAAGAAATTAAAAGCAAAAGGCATTAGAGCTGCTTATCATCGTTTTGTAGATGATTTTATTTTGGTGTGTAATGATAAGAAAGCATTAAAATGGCTTATACATGCGGCTGAAATTAAAATAAAATCAATGGACTTGACAATGCACAAAGACAAACGATACATCCAGCCTGCAAGTCATGGTGTGCTGTTTGTCGGCACATATATTAAAAATGGTAGATTATATTTGAGCAATCGAACTATCGGACGTTTCAGGGATAAAGCGAATGAGATTGCGAAGTTCATGCAACAGCCAGCGAAAGAAATAACTTCCGCTGATCTGGACCACATTCTCGCCACTCTCAATTCATATTTAGGCTTTTGTAAATATCGGCAGACTTATAGAATCCGACGTAAAGCTATGAAAGCACTTCTTTATTCGCATGAATTTAAGCGGTATTTCAAAATCAATAGAAATATCTCTAAAGTCACCTTGCGAAAAGAATGGAAGACTATTATTAGATAGGAGGACTATATAATGAAACAGATTTGTAAATTCAATATAAAACCAGCCACAATCAATAATGGTGGCTATAAAAAGGGTCGATGGGTAGTATGGGTCAACATTAGCGTCTCAGAGATTAAGACTTCGGAAGATGGACAAGACGAACGTTTTCAGAGTATTACCGACCGGTTGGTTATGAATGGAAATTCTATTGAGGATTTTTTTGAAGTTATTGATCCATTGCATCTTGCTTTAGCAACCGTAAATGAACTGGAAGCGATTTTGTGCTATTTTCAGTGCGAAAATGACATTGAAGCATGGAAGACTATCCGTAAGATTCAGATACGAGGCTATGACAGTAGCGAGAATGTGAATCGTTTTTATTTAGGTGATATTGCGCTTTGGCTTGATAAAGCAACCAGAGTGGGATTGGTCAACTCTATCACCATTGAAAAAAAAGCAAAACGTAATACAACATGTTTATGGTATGGAAACAACCATATCAACATGAGTGTGGACACAGCTCTTGATCTTTTATACCAACTTGAACTTTATGCACTCAGCTGCTATAATGTCACTGCTCAACATTTGGTTTATATAGATCAATGTGAAGAGATAGCTGAATTGCGGTCTTTTGATGTTTGTTCTGATTATCCCGATATTCTCCAGTTTAAAAACGAATAATAAAAAATGAGTTTGCACCCCATTGCGATAAGTTTTTGACTATTCTCTATAAAGACTTAAAGTATAATGGGAACAATAGCAAAAGGAGAAATAACACTTAGTCCAGTGAACGATGCCTATACGGTGTTGCTTACTCCATCTTCGTGTTCTATTTCAGCTGATTTTGACGGTTCTAATCCCAATTTAACTAACGCCAAAGGTACTATTACTGTAAAGCGTGGCACTAAAATCGTACCATTCAAAATAGATAGGGTTTCGTATTCTGATTCAGGAATAAAGATCAGTTGGGTACAACAGGAAGTAACAGTAATGCCTTTTATTGTGACTCATATACCTAATACTATTTTGGATGGCTATGTAAAATTTCATATCATCACACAGGATGGCTTTAACTATTCCACCGAAGTTCAATTTGCTTTTAATATTGTTCGTGAATCTACGATGCTTGATTGGATTCAGGACTGGGAAGGAAGCAAAACTAAAGTCGGTGGAACTTATATAATGACACCGAAGTTGTTTGTAGGTAAAAAAGAAGCTATTCTTGATATGACAAACCCAGAGCCTACATGGAAAGAAGGGGCATTGACTGGTGTGTATATTGGGCCTGATTTACTTACTTCTGGTGAAAGCAGTGTTGGTATTTATGGCTATCTCAAAGACAAAAAGATTTTTCATATTAACGCTGATGGTGGATTTATTGGTGGCTGGACTTTTAATGAAGAAGGACTTCAATCATTCAATGGCATTGTAAATATATTGTCCGAGGGGTCTATATACGCTCAGAATCCAGATTCTGAAATTCCTTATTGGGGTATATATGCTAACGGTACTGCTTCATTCGCAAATGGAAACGTTAGGTTCTTTGCAAATGGAGATGCGGAATTTGTTGGTAAAATTATATCTGCATCAGGAACTATTGGCGGTTGGAACATAACAAAAAATCAATTACATAACAAAAAAATTATCCTCGATTCTTTGAAGGGGGTGATTGGTATCTGCTCAAATGTATTGCAGTCCGGAGATAACGATACTGGTGACTTAGAGTTTCCTGATACTCCAGATGGCGGTGTGAAGCTGTGGTATAATTCTGCAATGGACTTTGGTATGGCAGGTTGGACTACTGGAGAAAAAGTATTTCAATTAGGTTCCACTAATTTTATTGCCGGATGGAATTTTAATCATCAGGCAATATGGACTGGAGGAGACACACCCTCTTTAACTCAGGGTGGATATACATCTGACCTTGATGCTATTACCATTGCACCTAACGGAGTCAGAAGTAATAAATGGTATGTAGATGCTAACGGTACAGCTTCATTTGTTGGTGGCTCTGTCAAATTCAATAAAGAAAGTGGTGAAATGTTTGGCTGGCTAATGAGAAGTGGTCGCTTTTCATCGCAACACGCTGCATTGATTTCAGACCCTTCTAATGGAGGGGTATATATTTCCATCACAGATATTACCGAAGTTAGTGTTGGTAGTTTAAGAACAACCATTGAAAACAATGGTGGTATCTATTTATACTCGGATAGCACAAATGCAATCATGCGTGCGTATGATAAATCCGGGAAAATAGGCTTTTCCCTGAACACTTCAGGTTATAACACTATTTCCAGTTGGTCGTTTGACCCAACCGCAATCTATATTGGCTCTAAAAATCTTTCGTCGAAAAATTTTACGGCGACTGAAGGCTCTATGGTTTTGATGTCATCTGGTATATTTGGCTATAAGTGGAAATTGCTTGCAGATGGCTCTGGCGCATTGGCTGGTGGTAAGATTAACTGGGATAAAGACGGTAATATAACTATTGACGCAAAGATTAGTGCTAACAACATTACAGCAGGAACAATTTCCACTGTATCTATCATGTGTGAAGGTAAATGGGCGTTAAATCAAGATGGCTCTGGCTATTTAGCATCTAAACATTTATATTGGGGTAACGACGGTATTCTAACAGTTGAAGGTAAAGTAATAGCCACAAGTGGAACAATAGGTGGATTTGAAATCGGAAATGGACGTATCGGATCGGTTGCTACTTCACAAGGAGGTGGTGGATCACTTGCTATATATAACAATTTCTTCCGGGTTGGAGGTAGTAAAGGACATGCGATGTTTGGTGATGACGTGATACCAAGTTCTGCGGGCGGTGCGTTTACTGCCGTCGGACGTATAGTAAATTCTGCTCCAAATATTCATGGAAATTATGGATTTGACCAAGCGAATTACGGATTATTCATTGATGTTACTGGCGGTACAAAAAATTATGGCATCAGTAGCAATGCAGCGTTGCTTGCTCCTGCATTCATTAACACGAAAGCTAAATTGCTGACGTTTAGTGGCGGTGGCTACACAGTTGATTTTTCACAACACAATATCATTTTGATGTATTATAATGACCCCAATTACTCTAAGGTTGAAGTAACACTACCATCTGAGAGTTCGGTTGCATATAAGTTCGGTATGAATTCTCTACCAACTGATTTTGCCGCAATTGTCACATTTAGAGTTAGGCCTGGTTCAAAAAACATAATACTGAAAGGTATTTACAACCACAATGAAGGGATACAGAATTATGAGATGGCATCAGGTGACTCTGTGACTTTACTTATAACTAAGGTAGACGGTTTTAGGTATCAAATACTAAATCATTCAAGCTAATGCGTAGAGACATAGAAATACATATTAATACAGGCGATGTGGCTATTAATCCACAAAATAAACCAAAGCTAAGAGAGTTTCGATGGGTTGAACAGCCATCTATGCTGTCTCGCTATATTTATGGTGAGATAGATGTGCCATACACTGTCAGTGAGAGAACCATTGTAAATCAAGGTGTATTTTTCGTTATTCCATATACTCCTATATATAAGGAATTTATGATTCGCATACGTCGTGTAAACGATGAAAGTGTGTTTGCCTATGTAACCAATGAAGTTGATGGTTCTCAGTGGTTCTTAGTTAAATCTCCTGTCTTTGGAGGCAAGATGAAAAACGTGTTTGCATCTACATTGCCCACCATTTCTGAAAATAGCTTTTTTATAATGTTGAAAGATGGCATCGCACAACTATTTTCCAGTAGTCAGTCTGATTTCAATATCATTAAGGCTGGCAGACAAAATGCTAACTGCCTATTGGCATGTTTCCCAGGAGGAAACTATCGTTATCCGCTGACAGGTGTTGGGTTGGCTCGATGGATTAACTCTAATAATGTTGCATCAACCAGTCTATCCAAAGTGCTTCAGGACGAATTTAGTGCAGATGGCGTGACTATTCGCAATGCTGCCTATAATTACGATACTAAGCAAATGGAGTTAGACGCTAAAGACTTGGAGAAATAAAGATATGGCTACATATACCGTAAAACCCAATCAAAATCTATTTGACGTTGCTTTGCACATATATGGCAGCATTGAAGGTTTATTTGACCTTCTGATTAGCAACCCGGATCTTAATATGACTTCAGAATTGTCGTATGGTCAGGAATTAACTTATCACGAGGATTTTGTGTTGAATGAATCTGTTACAGAAGGTTTCAAGACTCAAAATATCACCCCATCATCTGGGGCTCGTAAGGTGTACTTCAAACGCCCAGATGAAGATTTGATATTCCTGATTGGAGTTAATGCTGATATGGTTTTTACTACTTTCAAAGTAGCAGGAGAAGGCACTATGATTATTGATTGGGGTGATAATTCTGAATTACAATATGTTGCTTTGACAGTTGCGATTCAGTCCATAGAGCACTATTTTGATAATGATACAGAGAAACGCCGCATCCGTATTTACGGAGACACCGATACGCTCAAACTCACTCAGCTTGATACAACAGGATTAGGCGGTGCTTTGATTCTTTGTAAGCCTATTATTGTGGATGAATATATATGTACAAGTCGAGGGTACTCACTTACTGGACTATCTATGTTTGTTGGAACATATAAACTCGATCTCCACTCAACGGCTATCGATAATCTCTTGCCAATCGGTGATATGAGCCTTCAGGAGCTCAATTTGACGGATGTGTTTTTTGTGTACGATAATGTTGTTGACGATTATCTTGAATACATCGTGGCTAATTATGATGACCGACGCCCTTGCACTGTGTACCTTACAACAGAACCTTCAGCAAGGGGGTATGCTGCAATTGATACGATTCTTAATGAACCGGAATGGAATGTATCTGATACATGGAAATTTTATATAAACAATCAATTATACCAACCTGACAATGGCACGGACACTGAGTGAAATATATGCTGAGGCAAAAGATTGCCGCAATAGCTATCTCGAATTAACAGAGTTTGAGAATAGTTCAAAAATGTCGATACTTGACGCATTTACATGGGTCACATCGGCGTGTATTTGGACATTTGAGAATGTTATGGATGTCTTTAAGATAGATCTTGCTAAGGATCTTCATCATCGTATTAATGGAACCCCAGCATATTTTGCTAACGCATTGCTAAAATATCAATCTGGTGATGATTTGGTAATGAATGAAGATGGTACTGTCTTTTCTTATCCGAACATTGATACATCTAAGCGCATCATAACCAAAGTGGCTTATTCCGAAGAAGAGGAAAAAGGATTTCACGACAAATTGGTCCGTTTCAAAATTGCTACGGGGGAACCAGGAGCATATACTCGTATCGATGAAGATGAAATGGTGGCAATTCGTGCGTACCTCAATCAAATATTGTTTGCCGGTCAACATGCAAAAGTTGTGAGTCGTATTGGAGATGTGTTGATTCCAAGAGTTGTAGTGTATTATGATGGAGCAGTGACTGAAGACGAACTGTATCAAGATATAGAAAAAGCTTTGAATGAATATATTGCCAATATTGAATTTAATGGATTGGTTTATGCTCAGAAAGTAATTGACTGCATACAAAATGTCAAACATGTTACAGACGTAGCGGTATCTTCAGATGACACAGACCATCAAGGTATATTCGTCGCCAAATATGACGATGACAACAATCTGATAAAAGATGAATATGATAATGCTCAGACTAAAATTGAACGATATTATGTGCCTAACTCTGGATATATCAAGCAGAGTACAGGTGAAGGCGAAGAAACTGACCTCCCATTGTGGCGTGATACAATAATTCTTAAATTGGAAGATAACGTATGAGGTACTATATCAATTTTGACAAAACAATAAATCAGCTTGTACCCTATTATATTGGAGGGCGTAAGCTCATCTTGTATCTTCAAGCGTTGATGTCACCGTTGAGACGGCTTAATGATGATTTTGTATCATACGCCAAAGAAACAAGAATCGAAGCGGCTATGACCTCTCAGATATTTAAGTTTGAATGGTTTCTTAACCATAAATTTAGTAAATATTTTGCTCATGGAGGCCGTATATCGATTAAAAACACCGCAGTACTTGGTGTGCCGATCTATAAAGAGTCAGCTAATATTGATGAGAGCTTAAACATGTTGGTCTATCATAGTACAGAAACCAACATAGCTCGCCAATTAACATTATACCGTAGCGATGAGAAAACCAAAGAAAGTACTGTCAGCTTCATCGTTATAACTCCACAAATTGACACTAAGCTTATTTCAGAGCAAAAATACATCGCAATGCTGAAATATGTCATTGACAGGTATCGGCTTGCAAATAAAACTTATATCATCAAATACGAATCGAAATGAAAGAATTTAGCGCACAAACTGGTGGACGCTACACTTATGCTGATGACTTAGAGAATCTTCAGGATTTGGCGTTGGCTTTCGCTCAGATTTTCGATGACTGTGATAATTTCATCATCAGTGGTTGTGAAGTATCATCAGGGTCTGTCAGTGCAGGTTATGTATTCCTGAATGGCAAGCTACGTTATTTCCCAGGCGCAATAGGAATTACATCATGGCCTCAGTACATTTATGAATTGAACTCAACAGAAAGCGTGCCTTATGAGAGTGGAGACTCAAAAGTTGGTCGCAACACTTATGGATGTGCTATTGCTAAATCGGTACCTGTTAAGCAAGATGAATTGACCGGCAAAGCTCTTCAGTCAATTACTATGACATCAACTGGAGGGCTGCGTATGAAGGACGCATTTATTGGTAAATACGCACTCTTGCTTAGCCCCGCAAGTGGCACGCAAACAGTGAATAGTATTGTAAAGTTTGCAAAGGCAATTCATGCGGACGGAGATGTGACCGCCAATAAGAGTGTTATCATTAAATCCGGAGCCATTAAAACAGAACTGAATTACAATGATGGCACATTTAATGTCAAATATACTGGTAACACTCACAATTATCAGTTATCATTGATAGATGGCATCGGTTTTCGTTTCTACGCTAATGGTACTTTAATTGCGACAATTGGTGAATCATTTATAACATTTAACCAGCCTGTATCTGCCAGCAAAGGTACATTCGGTGGATTAGTATTAGCTGAAAACCACATCTATCAAGGAACAGCTAATGCGGTTGGAGAGATTGGGATTAACGTGCATGGGTATAATGGTGGTCATACTCAATTTCGTAATACTCACATCGGAGACGGTAAAGGTAAAATTATTTTCAGCATTATCGGCTCAGATGGAAATGCGAATATATATGGCGTGACCAAGATCGAATCTGGTGCTACTGATGGATTAATTCTGAAGGCTAAAGTATTGAAGGAGAACAATAGCCTAACAAATGCAATTTCTTGGCGGGATTCAGCAAATACCGTAATGGCACGTATTGGATTCCTTAGTACAGCTGACCAAGTGTTTTCTATTGTTGCGTCTGCATATAATATTAATATTGTAGGTCACAACACTGTGAATCTCGGACCAGCAATTAAGGAAAATGGGGTGTTGTTGTCTGAGAAATACGCAACAAATTCCAAATTAAATGAAGCATTGGGCAAAAAAGCAAATTCAGCAGATGTGTACTCTACAAAAGATGCTGATAAAAAATTTGCAGTTAAATCTGGTGGATTATTACAATTTGTATCACAAACAACCGATGCTGCGCAATGTCGCTCTCATATTGGGGCTATAGGCAAAAGTGATTTAGACTCTTATGCTAAATTAGAAAATTGCCTTTCCGATATGGCAGCGGATGAAAAAAAGAAACAGCAAATACGTAATAATATTGGAGCTGCCGGTATCGGTGACTTTCAACCTAAGCTATATGACTCTGGTTGGAAGCATATAAAAGATTCGCTTTATGTTCGGCAAATTGGTAACATGGTTTGCATACAGGGGTCTGTAAGAACGATTCACTCAGGCACGATATTCACCATTCCTAACACAATACCAGCGCCAAGCCACGCGGTGAAATACAGCATCGCATTTAATAATAATCGCAACTGGGTTTGCAAAATAGCAGCCGGCCAAAGGGCGTGTACTGTTGCCTATTGTAATGGTAGCTGTGGAAGTTATACAGAATTTTCAATCACATATATGGTATAAAAATGAAAACGTACAATTCACCTGCACAAGCTCGCAGTTTGCGAGAAATTGAGGCCACTGCTGCCTCTCCAGTTATTAACATTATTCCTGAAATTAATGGCACAGTTCAACCCGTACAAGCCACTGAAGAAGGGGAAAAAGAGAGGTCGCAAGCCAAAACCGAAGTCCCCGCCAAAAAAACGCGGTCGAAAAAGAATACTAAGGAGGTTTGACGAAGTTCCCCTTGGTTATAACTTGCGACTGAACACCCCATTAGAGTTCGACTTAATTATGCAAACGGTTGGAACTAATGGGGTTCCAGACGCAGATTTGATAGAGGCTATTAGCTATTCATCTAAGAACTCATATTTCCGAACCGAAGATTTTAGACGATTTTTAATTTTATACAGACATGAGGGGTGTTATGCTGAACATCCCAAGAAGCCTCCAAGACCTAATACCATTATTACAGCTATTCAAAGGAGAAAAAATATAGTAAAAAGATAATTTTATAAATGGTATAAAATTAGTGCGAATAATGAAAATTGTTCGCACTTTTTTCATGCTCTTGAAATTTTTTTGATTACCTTTGTGCAATATTTAAAAATTGACTTCGTACAGAATTTATTTATAAAAACTATGCAAACTCCTAAAAATGAAGGATTTTACTGTGTCTGTACGAAAGCTTACAGACTTAGAACTTTTGCAGGAGGCGTGTGCCACTACTTTTTTGGGAATCAGTCACGCAACACTGATTTCTCTCTACAAGTCCGAGCACTCTCCAGTACGCACCCAGCTATTCTGGATAAGCCTCAAAAATATTCCACTTTTTATTAGTACCCATCTAATCCGTCACCATGTCGGGTCAGTACCTTTTCAACTCACGTGCCGTGACGACCGTAATGGCGGTAATCCGAATCTAATTGATAAGATTGATGCCGTTAATGAAAAACTGGCTATACTCTTGTCAATGATTAATAAGTCGTCGCATAACGATCAGGAATCGATTATACGCAATGTTATCAATGAGTTGGACTGGCTTAAAGACAATGCCGACCGTTACACGCCTGTTAACCTCAGTCTTTGTATCAATGCTCAGTCTTTGATTGATATGGCAAAGTTGAGATTGTGTACAGGTTGTGCACACAAAGAGACTGTTGTTGTTTTTCAGAAAATTAAATCTGAAATTGAAAAGATTGATCCAGATCTCGCTGCAATGATGGTGCGCAAATGTGTGTACCGTAATGGACTGTGCGGTGAAATGCGTTGCTGCGGTTTTAATCACACTCCAGCATTTCAGACAGAGCTTAGGGATTATATTTCTTATTTTAATGAAAAACAAAAGGGTATTTACTATAAATCAGAATAAGCAAAATGACTATACAAGAATGGTTAAACAATGAAGACTTGCCTGTTACTATTTGGGAGAAAAAATATCGTAATGGCAATGAGAATTTCGAGCAGTGGTTGGATCGCATCTCTGGTAGTGATGATGAAGTAAAGCGATTGGTAAAAGAAAAGAAGTTTATCTTTGCCGGTCGTATTCTTTCTAATAGAGGTGTAAAAGACCGCAAAATCACGCTTTCAAACTGTTATGTTGTTACCCCTCCAGAGGACAATCTGGAATCTATTTTTGAAGCTGGCGCTAAAATGGCCCGAACCTTTAGTTATGGTGGCGGCTGTGGTTTGGATGTTAGCAAATTGCGACCACGTGGTGCTGTGGTGAACAATGCAGCAAAAAGCACATCTGGAGCTACCAGCTTTATGGACTTCTACAGCTACATCACTGGGTTGATTGGTCAGGAAGGGCGCAGAGGTGCGACAATGCTTAGTATGTCGTGTGAACACCCAGACCTTATCGAGTTTATCAATTTGAAATCCAATCTTGATACTTGTACCAAAGCTAACATATCTGTACGTGTAACTGACGCATTTATGAAAGCTGTGGAAACCAACGCTGATTTTACGCTTCACTACATAATGGAAGATGGTTCTAAAATTACAAAGACCATCAACGCTCGCGATACCTTTATGTTACTCGCTCAGCGTAATTGGGAAATGGCTGAACCAGGTATTTTATATTGGGACAGAATCGCCAATTACAATTTACTCCAGAACACTGGGTTTGAATATGCTGGTGTAAACCCATGTGCCGAAGAACCATTACCTGCCGGTGGATCTTGCTTACTTGGTAGCATCAATTTAAGTGAGTTTGTGGTAAATCCTTTCACAGACCAAGCAATGATTGATTTTGCAACACTTATCAAAACTGTTAGCATTGCGGTCAAAGCTTTGAATGATGTGCTTATGGAAGGACTGGCATTACACCCTCTTCAGGAACAAAGGGATTCTGTAAATGACTGGAGACAAATAGGTCTTGGCACCCTTGGTCTTGGTGACATGCTTATTAAATTGGGCGTTAAATATGGAAGTCCTGAATCATTGCGCATTATTGAAGAAGTATATCGCAATATAGCTATTACTGCGGTATTGTCTTCTATTAAACTTGCTAAAGATAAAGGGGCTTTCCCAAAATGTACTGAGGGCGTGAAGCGTGCCGTGTATCATTCGGACTTTATCCAGAACCTTCAAATGCCCGATGAAGTTCGACGAGATATAGAACAGTATGGATTGGCGAACTCTCAATTACTCACTTGTGCTCCTACAGGCACTATTGGTACTATGCTTCAGGTCAGCACTGGTGTAGAACCAAACTTTGCTTTCTCATATAATCGCCGTACTATTTCTCTTAACTCGGAAGAGAAGACCTATCAGGTAGAATCTAAGATTGTCAGAGATTATAAGAAGGTGACTGGCGCTACTCAGCTCCCTGATTACTTCATATCGTCCGGTGATATTAATTACCATGACCGCATTGCCGTTCAGTCAGTATTGCAGCGTTATATTGACGCATCAATTAGCTCAACAGTAAATTTGCCGAATAACACTACGATTGAAGATGTTTTCAATTTGTACGTCGAGGCTTGGAAGCAAAAGCTGAAAGGTATCACCATTTTCCGTGATGGTTGCCAACGTGAGGCGATTTTATCTACCGATAAAAAGAAAGAAGGCTCTTCTTCAGAATATGAAATGTCCAAAGCTAATCAGCCCACACCTATCAAGAAAACTTCAGACGATTGTATTGGACGCAAGCGTACTTTAATTACAGGGTGTGGCACATTGCATCTTACTGCGTTTTTCGACCGTCAAACTGGGCAATTACTGGAAACTTATTTCAGTAAGGGGTCTAAAGGTGGATGCGCTTTATTTATGACAGGCTTATCGCGTATGGTATCATTGGCTGCACGTGGCAATATTTCTATAAATGATATTGTTGATCAGCTAATGAGTGCAGGCACTTGCCCGTCCTACGCTGTCCGAAAAGCAACCAAGAATGACACGTCAAGAGGTGCCAGTTGTCCTGTTGCTATTGGCTACGCCTTGTTGGATATGTATCACAAATTGATGAAAGAGCTAAATCTCGATATAAATTTTATGGATAATACCCCAGTAGGACCTAAATGTCCTAAATGCGGCGAACCTATTCAAATGGTGGAAGGGTGTATGACATGTCCTTCATGTGGCTATTCTAAGTGTAGTTAAACACACCGTCCTATCTATTTCTAATCTCCGAATCAGTAATAGATAGGACGTTTTCAAAATAGTCTTTTTAATACATATAAAATATTATAATACTGATTATCAATGTATAATATAAAAACATTTTTCAACTGCTTGAAAATATTTAATGAAATAATTTGTTAAGTTGAAAAATGTCTATAACTTTGCATTGAAATCATTAACAAGAGAGCTAATGACATGATTAGAAGTAAGGGCATAGTCGAAGTCCATGAGGGCTATGCTGACACCAGCGAGCTAAAAGAGGCTGTGGACATTCTACCGGACGGAGAATATGGTTATCTCCTTTTCGACAAGAACAAGAACCGCTCGCTACCTCAGTTGAAGTTTCTTTTCGGTTATTTGCTGAAGACTCTCAGTGAAGAGTTAGAAGGTAATCCGAATCCAGAAGCATTATACAGATATTTTGAGGAGCTTTATGCGCCAATTCATAGCTGTAAAATCCCAGGAGAGGCAAATGTATTTGAATACTTTGACCTCAAAAACGAACCAACAGCTGAGATGGATTATGTTATTGAACGTATCATCCATCATGCCAAGACAGAATGGAATATTGACCTGCTTACCCGTGAGGGAATCAAAGCTGCGGAAGCAGCAGAGATTTATGCAGGTGCCTACGCTGATACTTGGAAGAATTATCAAAGAAAAGTCTAAAAGACAATTTCGTCATGATGGATCAAGAAAATGCACGTTCGCTCTATGACGTGTTTGCATCTTCCCAAGAAACATTTGAAGATGCAAAGAAAAAGAGTAAAGAAGAAAGTAGTAAACGCGCTTCATTTTTGCGTTTTGCCAAAGATGGTACTTATACTATCCGTATTTTACCTTTGGCTCCAGTTCAAGACCAAGATGGCAACTTCTTGCCGTTAGAACGTAAGGGATATGAATACCCACTTCGTTCTTTGATGCTTAAAATCGAAAACACAAAGAAACTGGTTAAGGGTAAACCCTCTATTACCTATGTTACAGTTTGTAACGCTAAGTATGTTTTCAAAAACATTGACGCAGACCTCATTGACACATACGTTGCTGTCGCTTGCGAAAAATATGCCGACGATGAAAAGCTTTGCAAAAAATTGCGTGAAGGTAGCTTCTCCGGTGGTCTGAAATGGGATTCGCGTCGTTGTATGTATGTTATTGACTTAGATAATACTGGCGATGGTATTCAAATCCTTCAGCTTTCTTATTCACAGTACAAAGACTTGGAAGAACGCAAGTTGAACTTGTGGGCCAAACTGAACAAGAATGGCAAGAACGTGCCGTGTCCGATTTCTTCCATTGACTCAGCTTATCCTGTAGAAATTACACGTAAATCTGAGAATAATAAGCCGGCTTATAGTTTCAATATCGACACTGTATCTGACAAAGATGTTTTGGACGAAGAAACATTAGCTCAGTTGATTGACATGCCACGTCTTCCTGAACAAATCTATCGTTATACGCGCTATCATTTGGAAGCCACTATTGCTTATCTTGAACAACTCGATGAGAAGTTTGATATTAACGTAATGGACGAAGATAAAGTTCAGAATTGTATCGAACAGATTAAAACATTGTTGCCAGCAGATGACCAATCTCACTTTACTCTCGGTGAAGGCAAAGAAGGTGAAGATGAAGAAGAAACTGCCAACGACATTGATGCACTGTGGGATCGCTACGACGCATTGTGTAATGATGGTTTGGATGACCAGACCGCAGAAGGACAAGAACTTCGTACATCTATTATGGCATATATAGAAGCCAATGACCTCAATGTCAAGGTAACTCGTAAGAAGACCAATGAAGACATCCTCAATGAAATCGAAGACGAGCTTGCCAACACAGCAAGTAAGGACGATGATGAAGATGAAGAAGAGGAAGCACCGGCTCCCGTTTCTAAGCGCCGCCCTGCTTCTCCTGTTGAGGAGGAAGATGAAGAAGATGCAGAGCCAGCACAGCCGGGTAATGAAGAAGAGGAAGATGAAGAATCTGAACGTCCGGCACGCTCACGCCGAGAACGTAATGACGATACAAATGAGCCAGCTGCACGTGCCAGCCGCCGTGGAGCCCGCCCACCTCGTCGTCGTGATTAAATAACAACGTACAATCGAAATGTTCACTCAGTTAAGTCTGGGTGAGCATTTTTCCTAAAGCATTATGATTATGTCAAAAAAATTCCCTTGTGCGTTGTTGATTAACGACATTCACGCCAGCAAAGATAATATAGCCGAGTTCCGTAAGAACTGGGATGAGGCACTTGAACTCTGCAAACAGAATAAAGTACAATATCTGATTGTAGGGGGTGATATGTGGCTTTCACGAAGTGCTCAAACTTTGGATGTTCTTATGGCTGTTCGTTGGGCCATATTGAAAGCCACTAAACAATTTGGACTTTACTTAATTATTGCTGAAGGCAATCATTGTAAGGTCAATCTGGAAAACATAGAAGGCTACAGCCATGTGTTTTCTGATTATGAAAATGTAGAGGTTATTAATGATTTTACGGAGGTTACTCTTGCAGATGAGGTGTCACTGTGGGTTATGAGCTATTTCCCGGAAAACGGTTCATTTATTGATAAGCTGGACGTTATTAAGAGCTGTTGTCGCGCTAAGAAGAATGTCCTGTACATTCACCAAGGCATACGTGGCGGTTTAGCTGCTCCCAGTGACGATGAATTACCGGCTCATATTTTTAATGAGTTTGATTCCGTGTTGGTTGGGCATTACCATAATCGCAAGCAGATACACGGAACTAATATTGAATATATCGGCTCTTCTCGTCAGCATAATTTTGGAGAAGACGAGGAAAAGGGATATACCATACTTTATTCAGATGGCTCCACTCAGTTTATTAAGAACGAAGTGAACCAGCGATACAAGGTTATTGAAGTAGATGTCGCAGATATGGATGATGATTTTATGAACCTGTTGGCAGAAATTAAAGCCGACAGTCGCTATAAAGTCAAAGTTCGTGTCAACTGTAAATCTGCCCAGTCTTCCGCAATCAACAAACAAAAACTCGCTGAAGCAGGAGCTAACAAAATTGAGCTTGTCACAGAGCAAACCGAGGTGATGCGCACTGACCATAAGAGCCTCACTCAGAAGTTTGACAAGTCAGGCATTAAAGAGGAATACACTAATTTTTGTGTACAGAAATCTATCGATAATCAACTTGGTCTCCACTATCTTGAAAAATTGAATTAGTATGTGGCATCTCAAATCAATTCATGCTAAAAATCTTTGCTCATTCTTGGAACTGGACTATTCTCCAAAACAAGGTGCAGCAACTTTGATATTTGGAAATAACCTTGATAGCGAATCCCAGAACTCTAATGGCTCCGGGAAATCTGCATTGATAGAAGCTATCGCCATTGGATTGACCGGAGAACCGCTCCGTAAGGTCAATGCCGATGAGATTATCAATGATACTAAAGATGAAGCAATGATTGGCATTGTTCTGACCAATGATGTATTGGGAGAACAGATGACAATTAATCGCTGTCTATCTCGTAAACAACCCCAGCAAATCCAAATTGTAAAGCAATATGGTCCACATGACACCGACACAGAAGAAATTAGTCAGGCTACTGTTGCAGACTACAACAAGTATATTCTCGACCAAATAGGATTGTCTAAGGATGATATTTTTGGCAATTTCATCCTCACTGCTCGTAAGTACAAATCATTCCTTGCCAGCTCTGACAAAGAGAAAAAGGAACTTATCAATCGTTTCAGTAATGGCGTTATGGTAGATCAGTCTATTGAAGACCTTCATACCGATATGGAACCTATTGAAACCGAGTTGAAAGAAGCCGAAAAAGAAGTTGCTATATGTACCGGTCGTGTTGAAGCTCTCAGTACTGAAATAGAGAAAGCCATCAACGAATCCGCAGAGCGCAAGGCTTCTAACGAGTCGCGCATAAAGAACTGGGAGGATTTAATTACCCAGAAACGTGCCGACATCCGTACAACCAATGACAATATTAATAAGATTGATGACAGTCTTGGTGGTTTGGACGCATTGGATGATACAATGCAAAGTCTTGAAACGAGCGACAAAGACATCAATGAGGTGCTGGGTATGATTGCAAAGTCTTTTGAGGAAAATGATTTAGCTCTTACCACGGATTATGCTCATGAAATGACCGTACTCAGCACCCAGATTGATACTGCATCTCAAAATGCAAAGGAGGCAGCAGTAAAGGTTAAAGAACTGCATGGCTTGCTGACACAGGCTCAAACAGATTATACAGAGGCTTGTGCTCAGCTCAAAGTTCAATCTGAAAAGAATGAAACTAATCGTATTGAATGTGCCCAGCGCTTAGAGAAATTGGCCAAAGCGGTGAAGCGTCTGCAAAATAAGACAGATGCCCTAAATGAGGATGAGCGCATTAAAAAGCGTGAAGCTACCTCTCTTGAAAACCAGTTGGCCGGTGTCATCCAATGTCCTAAATGTAAGCATGAGTTTACCCTCAATGCACAGCTTGACATCATCGAAGCCCGTAAAAGTCTAAAAGCTGTCAAAGACGCTATTGTACAGATTGGTAAAGACATTATTGCTAACAACAAAGAGTACGAAAAGACGATAGCAGACGGTAAAAATCAGCGTGAAATAGAAACCACTCTGGACAATGAACGTCGTAAGATCCAACAGGATTCTGATGCAGCAGAACAAACGCTGAAACTCGCACAGCTAACCTATGCTCAACAAGAAACCAAAGTAGCAAGTGCAAACTTTCAGCTTGCTTCTGTACAAGACAAATTGTCGAAAATCCGTAAGCGCATTTTCGACGAAGTATTTGAAATCATTGATAACGCATATAAACGTCGCGAAAACCAAATCAAATCTTTGGAAGAGGATGTAAATACAATGAAAGGTTCTATTGCCTCGTATAAAAAGGCAATTGAAGATGCTAAGAGCTCTTCAGAAGAAGATGTGCTCACATCATTAAAGAAGAGCCAATCAGAGTATCAGCAAGCTCTACAAAAAGCCATAGAAGCTAAGAATGAGGTAGAAGAAAGACTGAATAAATTGAAAGCTCAAGAGACACATTTTATTGAGTTCAAAACGTACCTTGCTAATACAAAAATCAATGCCATTTCCCAGATTACAAATGAATTTCTGGAGACGATTGGTAGCGATATACGAGTTGCCCTTTCTGGATATACCATTTTGAAATCCGGCAAAGTACGCGACAAAATTTCTGTCTCATTGCTGAGAGACGGGGTTGATTGCGGTTCATTTGAGAAGTTCTCAGCTGGAGAACGGGTTCGAGTTGAATTAGCAAGCATCCTGAGCATGAATCAATTAACGAATCTGAATTGCGAAGATGGGAAGGGACTTGACCTTCTTATTGCGGATGAGGTTCTGGACAGTGCTGACGAGCAAGGTCTTGCCAGTGTGTTCAAAGCCCTCAACCAAACGCAAATCACTTCATTAGTGGTTAGTCACGGTTCGACCAATGAGGGCTATCCCAACAAAATTACTGTAACCAAAAGTAATGGGGTTTCCTCTATTTATGAAACAAACGACAACAACTGAGAAAATTACTCGGAATGAAGTAGCAGCGCTTGACATTGCAACGCATACTGGCTTTTACTGTGTGAATGAACGTGGCACATGGGATTTTACAGAATCTATGCGCCGGAATAACAACAAACAGCATAAAGCTTTTCGTGATACGCTTATTGATTTTATCAAGCGTAATGGGATTAAGCAAATAGTAGCTGAGGATGTCAGTGTGAATAACCACTTCACAGATACACGTAAACTTTCAGAGTTTCGTGGAATACTATTCGAGGTGTGTGATACTCTCGATCTTCCAGAGCCTCATTTCATCAATCCAGCATCTTTGAAAAAGTTCGCTACTGGTGATGGAAAAGCTACAAAGGAGAAAATGATTGAGTTTTGCAAACTCAGATGGCAAATTGAGCCCGGCGATGATAATGAGGCCGACGCAATTCACATATTCTTCTGTTATATAAAGCGTTTTAACCTCTAATCATGCAACAGCCAAACAATAATGACCAATTTAGACTGGATAGCAGAAAGCACAAAAAGGTTCTTAAAAGACACCTTAGAGAGTTTTTTCGATTATTGGATTCAAATCCAAAGCCATCTAATGAAAGAGTCCGAGCTGAGTTCATAAGACATGAAGCTGAGTGGCGTATGTATAGTGTCACCCACTGTCTTGGGACACGTATAGCAGATTTGTTTAATGCTAATGTGTCGCTCGCATGGGAACAAAAATACACTCTACAGCACAACAAGTAGATGTCGATTGTCTCCCAGAAGTAATAGCCCACAGAACAGCTCTCTTCAATAAATACGTTATGCCATACACCAACATGATTTTTAAGCTATGTAAAGATTATAGCTGGAGTCCGCAAAACGTTGAAGAGAACTATTCTGAGGTGCTGGTTAACTTCTATCGAAGAATCGAGACCTACGATACCAGCAGACCAATTAAAGCTTGGATTCATACTTGTGTAAAACATCAAGTTTGGGCATGTGAGCGACAGCGACAAGCCCATAATAATAAAAATGACGACTATGATATTGAAGATTACAAAGATGAAATATTGGACGATGATCACATAAGTGGAAATATATTAGGCGTAGATAACTGGCATGAATATTATAACTCTGACATCATAGAAGTGTTGGAAGAGCTGAAGCCACGCCATCGTGATGCGCTGATACTCCAGGAAGCGGGTTATTCTCTCAAAGAAATTGCTGAGATAGAATATATTAAAGGGTCATTAAAGACTCCAAATATAGAGACGATTAAAAGCCGATTACGATTGGCAAGACAACACCTAAAAAATAACATTAACAGAGATGGTCAACGAATACCTCATCAAACAAACGCTGAAAATGTTCCATGAGATTGTGGTTAAGCTCATACATCCAAATTATCGGTTTCCGCAAGGCGGCGAACCGATAAGGATTATGCGCACAGCCCTTCAGCGTATTGAAAAGAAATTTGGCGTGCTTACTGCACAAAGGATAGTTGATTATGTGGTGTGCTCATCTCACGCATTTAAAGATAGAGGTTCTAACTGGAAGTTAAATCAAGTGTTTGGACCGAAGTCTATGGAACGGTTTAACTCAGATAAAGGTCGAGTGTATTTTGAAAACAAATGGCTGGAATCTGAAGGTTTGAGTCGTTCATCTTTACTCAGCATGATTGTTGATCGTAGCGAGCACCCCAAGGCAAAATATATTTTTGTTCCCAGTGAAGAAGGAACCAAGCAAAGACTTCTTAATAGAGAAGTTGGCTTTGTAGTATGCCAAACATCTACACTGGGATGGTCGCCGCTATCAACAGCGTGTTCAGAGTGCAACTTTGTAACAAAATGTAAAATAGAAACTCAAAAAAAATATCCGGAAATCTTCCGATTAAGAATAGAATATGTCAGCAAATAATAAAACAAACGTCCTTTCGGAAGCTTTCATCGAAGATTTATTTATCACTTGTATTGAGGACAGTTATATTCTTTCGATGGTATGCGAACATTTGGAAGAAGAACATCTTCCAGACCGTAATACAGCAGCCGTCCTCAAAGCTTTTAAGGACTATTATAGAGAATACAGACGAGTTCCTAATTACTCTATCATTCAGCAGAAACTTACCGGGAAAAACGGTGCGTTAAGGTTCTGGAAAGAAGCCTATGACAATGGTGAAGCATTTGCCACCGACGAATGTCTTGGCTTACTTGAAGAATATCTGAAGCGTGTCGAATTTCAGAAAACATACAAGAAAGTTGGCGAAGTATATAACCGTGAAGGGCTGGAGAATGCCCAGCAATTACTTGCTAAGCACGTAGACTGGACACGAACTTTTTCTTTGACAGAATCAACTTACACTGATGTGATTGATACCTTTACTACACGCCATATTCAAAACCGTGCAAAAAATAACGCTCGTGGTTCCATACGAGCTATCACACGTTTTTATATCGATGAGCTGGATAACTTGAATCAGGATAGAGATTTACGTGGTCAGCTCTCTTGTATTTTAGCTCCAACCGGTGTAGGTAAGAGTCATGCTGCCCGGTGGATAGGCTCTCAGGCTTGTATTGATGGGTTCAATGTTCTTCATTTCCAGTTAGAAGGAAGCCGAGAAGAAGTGGAAAACGCTTATTCGGCAGCACTTGTAGCTTGTAATGCCTACAGTTATGAAAAGGGATTCATCAAGGACAAAGATATGGACGCTTTTGCGAAAGAGATTGAGGACATTTCCGGCAAATTGTATGTAAGGAGTTATCCTAAATTCAATCAGCATGTCTCTACTATCAATATCAAAGAAGCGATTGCGGAGTTTCGGAAAAACTATAGCGTCAAACCGGACATTATCCTTATTGATTCTATGGACTTGCTGACCGATTCATCGGGTCGCAAGTATGGTGATAGCGGTGAGCGTTTGAAACGTATTGCTGTTGCCAATGACTTAAAAGATATTGCCAGTGAAGAAGAAGTGTGGGTGGTAGTGACATATCAGGCTCGTATTGAGAACCCAGACTGGGTAAATGACGAGAAGAATGTGCTCACAGAGTATTCTTCTTCGGAAGCAAAAGGAATCGCTCAGCCCCTTACTCACTTGATCACATTAAATCAATCAGCTAATGAGCGACGCGAGAAAACAATGCGAATCCATGTGGCAAAAAGTCGATTTTTCCCTAAAGGAGATACGATTAAGATTGCTACTGATTATGACCATGAGAGATTCTTTGACCGTCAGAGGACTGCCAATCTTTAAAACATACGGAGGTGCTTATGTATATAAGTAAGGAAGACAAAGAATACTTGGTACGAGAGCTGCAAGCGGAGCTTCATGCAAGACTGGACGGAGGTCGAAAAAATTTGATTGTTCCAGAATGTATATGGTGTGGCAAGACCGGTGGCAAGCTGGGTATCTACGTTGGCCCCGAAAAGAATGGGAAAGTGTTCGGAATGGCTCATTGCTTTTCTTGTGGTAGAACTTGTAAAGATGTTAACCGATTTGTCGAAGAAATAGGCCGTGCTGATTTGCAAATTAGAGATACCGTAAAATTCTCTCCAGTTGAAGTGCCAGAGTTTTTCAGCCTGGAAGAGGACGAGATTGACGATGAGTTGACAATTGTAGAAATGCCGGAGTCTTGGAAGCGATGCTTTAAAAATCCATATTTGAAATCTCGTGGCTTTACGCCCGATGATTATGCCTATTTCCCAGTAGGGACTACTCGTGGGTTGAATTTTAAATTCGACGATTATGTAGTGTTCCCCATCTATGATGAAGGAGATATTGTAGGGTATGTTTCCAGACACGTTTGGAGCAAAAGTGATATTGATGAATATAACGATAAGGCTAAACGCAACAACAAATATCAAATTCGTCGCTACAATAACAGCATTGAAAATGATTTTGTGAAGCTTTTGTACAATTATGATTCTGTTATTGAAGACGAGACTGACACTGTAATATTGGTAGAGGGCATTTTCGATGTAATAGCCCTTACTCGTAAACTTGATTTGTATGATAATCATCGGATTGTGGCTGTATGTACATTTGGAAAGAAAATTAGTGACACCCAGATTTATAAGCTGCAAAGCAAAGGAGTGCGTGACATTATTATAGGCTATGACACTGATGCTTCAGACGCAATTAACGTAGCCGCAGATAAATTGAACGAGTATTTTGATAATGTAATGATTGCAAAACTCGTAGGTGAAGGCAAGGACTGGGACGAAAGTGATTTTTGGTCAATCTATGATACCTTCTCAGAATCTTTATTTACTCCAATCGAATATAAACTGAGCAACGTAGATGGCAAAATCTGATAAAATAATAGAGTTGTATGAATGGATGGAGCGAAATAAAATCCAATATTCCAAAGTTGATTCTGATGTAATCGATATTCCTGGGTTCGGAAAGGCTTATTTTCAGGACACTCAGCGTTCAACTTACAATTCAATATTTCGTAAAGATGTGGACGGTAACTTTATTTTCAATAGTTTGGTACGCCCGGAAGAGTTGTTGAATGATGGTATTGAAAACATTATTTTTAAGTTTGGTGATAACTTCTACTACCATAACCTGAAGCAAGATTTCAAGCTAAACATTTTGAAATATGTTGGCGAGCGAACGCCGTTGAAACATGACATCCCATTTGTAAATCTCGGAGTGCATACTCCATTTGAACTTCTAAATGGTAGCTTCATGCCAGAAGAATGGATTAGTAAAGCAAAATATCTTGGGCATACTGCACTTGGGGTGTGTGATTACAATACTATGGCTGCTTGTTTTGCCTTTCAAAAAGAGTGTGATGCAGCTGGAATTAAACCGGTATTCGGTTACTCCCTTACAGTAGAGGCTGAAGGCTTCAGTTTTGGTGCGAAAGTGTACGTTCAAACACAACGCGGATTTCGCAATTTACTTCGGATTCAGAAAGCTATTATGGTCGATAATGTAGAGAACAGGACTATTGACATTTCCGAGCTTTTGAACCGAGCTGAAGGAAATGTACTCGTGCTTGACAAATATGCTCCGACTTCATTTGTAGAAAATGAGAGCGTGGTCGCCACTTTGACGAAAGCTTTTGATAATATCTACTATCAAGTTGATTTATCAGAGTATAAAGCTGAACGGATTGATATTAAAGTATTGGAAGCCACTAAGAAATACTTCCATGAATGGTATGATAATTTGAGTATGCCCCGCCCAGTTCTGTTGAGTGACGCATATTATCTTGATGCTGATGATGCCAAAAACAAAATCATCCTTAACAAAGTAGCAGAGGGAGCCGCACACGAGCAGAGTAACGATCAGTATTTTAAGGATGCCGATGAGCATTACGCTTTGTTTGAGGCTTTGTTTGGAGAAGACTGGAATATAGAAGAACTGTTTCGTGAGTGTGCAGAAAATACGTTTGCCATTGCAAATAATGCTAAAGGACGTATGGACACTACCAGAAACTATATGCCGAAATACGATATGACTCCGGAAGAACTGGAGAAATATGGTACCACCCACAATATGTTCAATCAACTCTTGGAAGAGGGACTTCAGCGTTTGGCGCCTAAAGATAAGATAGAGCAATATCGGAAACAAATGGAATATGAGAAGTACATTATTGAATCTACCGATAATGTTGATTACCTTCTCGTACAGTATGACACTTGTAACTGGGCTCGTAAGAATAATATTTTTGTAGGTTGTGGGCGTGGTTCGGCAGCTGGTTCCCTTTTACTTTATTTGCTTGGAATTACGCTTATCGATCCTATAAAATACAATCTCATATTTGAGCGTTTCTTGCTACCTGAACGCGCTGGACTTGCTCCGTCAGATACTACCATTATCGGTAATGACATTGATTCTAATCATTATTTTGAACTGACATTGGATAATGGTAAATCTATTATGGTTGATTTAGATGCTGAGTTGATGGTTCAGCGAGAAGGCGAAGAAGAGCCTATTCAGGTTTATGCAGACGAATTGCAAGAAGGTGACGACATAATCTTTGACAATAAAGACATTCTTTTTACAATCAACGAGTTATAATTATGGAACTGACAGACGAAATGAGCCGTGCGTTTCAAATAATAGAAGAAACGACTGACAGTCTTTTTATTACAGGAAAGGCTGGAACAGGAAAGACTACATTCCTGAAGTACATAGTTGAAAGCACCCATAAAAACATTATCGTGGCCGCTTCAACCGGGATAGCAGCTATCAATGCAGGTGGTGTTACGTTACATAGTTTGTTTGGAATCCCATTTGATCTGCAAGGACCCAACACACCAATCAAAGGTAAATTGTATCAGGATAAATTTGTGTTATTTGAGAAACTTGATACCCTCATCATTGATGAAGCAAGTATGGTTCGTCCAGATGTTTTGGATTACGTGGACCGTAAGTTGCGGTTGTATCGGATGAACGAATTACCTTTTGGCGGGGTACAGATAATATTATTTGGAGACTTATTCCAGTTGCCGCCAGTTATAAAAAAGAATGAAGAGATTATTCTTCACCAGTGGTATCGTGGTAATTACTTCTTTCATTCTCACGCTCTGAGAGAAGTTGGCTTCCATATAATAGAACTTACCAAGGTATTTAGGCAAAAAGATGAGCGGTTTGTCAATATGTTGAATCGCATACGAGAATATCAGCTCCTTCCTATGGACATTGCTGACCTCAGCGAATTGCGTGATAACCGTGAAAGCAAAGATTTTACTACGCACGCAATTCATATTTGCTCTTTACGCCGTGATGCAGATAAAATCAACAACCAAATGATTGGAGAAGTGTCTCATGTATTTCCAGCAGAGTTCAAAGACGAATTTAATCCTAAGAACGCACCGTGCGACTTGAATTTGAGATTGCGTGTCGGGGCACGTGTAATGACGCTTGTAAATGATAACCAACAAGGGTTCTACAATGGATCTATGGGTACGGTAAGTTGGATAAACGCAACCAAAATAGGAGTTATGCTGGATGCCGGACATGAGGTGATTGTAGAACCTTATACATGGATTGACAGGGAATACAAGGTTAATGGCAATAACATTGAAACGATAGAAAAAGGAAGTTGTAGGCAGTTCCCGTTAACCCTTGGATGGGCAATTACCATTCACAAGAGTCAGGGATTGACATTCGATAATATAGTTATCCATTGTCCTTATGCTTTTGCTCCAGGTATGCTTTACGTTGCACTCAGTCGATGCACTTCAATGAATGGCATTGTAACTGATTTTTTCATAAACAGTAAAGCTATCATAAAGGACAAGGAGCTGATGACATTTAATGCCATCTGCCAAAATAATGGAAATAAGTTTAATCTTGATGTTTACCGTTCTATTTGTAGAAGCATGTGCTATGAGAATAACTAAAATACAAGAACACAATACGAAGCGTCCAGTTAAAGTGCTGGATTGCTTCGTGGACTCTGGTTATGTTAAATTGGAGCATGGTTCACTCCCTGATGTGGACAACGATTTTGAAAGCAATCGCCGACAAGATGTAAAAGAATATATTGAGCGCCGTTACAACCACAATGGAAAACAACGTGTGTTCTCAGCTGGAACATTTACAACTTTAAAAGCAAAAGCGGTCATCAAAGATGTAGCCAGAACTATGCGCATCAGTCCGTCATTGGTGAATTATTTAACGGCAATTATTGAAGATGATTCAGCGGACTATACAGAAATATTTAAATTGGCTGCTACAAATCGCAAGATTGCAAAGTTTGTTCATGACTATCCACAATTATTCGAGGACATCCGTACTCTAATGTTTCAGCCTCGTTCAAGCTCAGTTCACGCGTCTGCACTTCTTGTGACACCTGACGAAATGGACGGAGAGGACGTTGAATGCTTTGACTTTGTTCCGATCAAAAAGGTTGATGATATTCTTGTGAGTGAAAACAGCGGTTATGATTTGGATGAACTCGGACTTCTAAAAAACGATTGTCTGGCAACAAAGGAACTCTCAAAATTACATCAAACTTTCGATTTGGTAAACGAACATTATGGGGCCGGTCTGACAATGGAAGGAGTTGTAGAAAGTGATTTATCTGATGAGCGATCATACGAATTACTACGCCAAGGATTTACACAGAACGTGTTCCAGCTCTCATCACGTGGCATGACAAAGTTTCTGATTGAAATGCAGCCGACATGTATTCACGACTTAATTGCTGCCAATGCGCTGTATCGTCCAGCAACACTGGAAAACGGCTCAACTGAAGCTTATGTAGATCGTAAGAAAGGTTTAGTGGCCCCAACCTACCTATGGGGTACATACAATGCTTTGAATGATACTTTTGGATTGATTACCTACCAGGAACAAGTCGCTCAGATAGCTCGCGAAGTCGGTGGCTTTTCATTGGGAGAAGGTGTGAAACTGGTTAAATTCATTTCAAAAAAGAAGACCGATAAGATTCAGGCTATGCGTGAAAAATTCTTTAAAGGAGCAAAGAAAAACGGATGTCCTATCGAAGATGCTATATCTATTTGGCAGCAAATTGAAGCTTGCGGCTCCTACCTATTTAACAAATCACATGCGACAGCCTATGCTGTTACATCTTACATAGGGGCCTATCTCAAAGCTCAGTACCCAACAGCTTTCTACACTGTTGCTTTGGAATGGGCTGACGATAAGGAACTTATTCCTATAATGTCTGAAATGGAGGCTTGTAGCAATGCTAAAGTAGTGTCACCTGACATTAATAAGAGCGCAATGAATTTCTATACCGATTATGAGAACAATCAGATATTCTGGTCGCTCTCTCGTATCAAGATGATAGGCACAAAAGCTGTTGACTGGATTATCAATGAGCGCGACAAGAATGGGCAGTTCACCAGTATTATCAACTTTATTGAGCGCATCTTCAAATACAAGTTGAAGAAGTACCAGTATTGGGATGACCCGGATGATGAGGACGAAATTAAGCGTTGCCCAGTTAATGCACGCCATGTTCTCAATCTAATTCTTGCCGGTTGTTTTGACCATGTTGAAAATGCTTTGTCGGTAGTGGAAAGATATGCAATTGTAGAAAAAGCAGCTGAGACTCTTGGCTTTGAAATTAAGTCTAAGGATTTTCCGGAAGACTTGATAAGGAAGCATTATTTCTGGTCTCAGCAACAAATCAAAGTATCTGGTCTTGGAGCGATTGACTACAAGCGAATTTATGACAACAGTGAAATCAAAGAACAGATTCGCGGACGTGCAGCCTATACGACTCTTAAAGATACATTGAGCGACGACAAGGATGGACGCAAAGCCGCTATTGCCGCCACTATAGTAGAAATAGAAGAAAAGAAATTCACAAGCAAAAAAACAGGTGAACAAGAAGTGTTCTGCAAGGTCACACTTCAGCAGAACAATGATATGGCAGAGCTGGTAATATGGCCTGAAGAGTACCGGAATGCTCGCGCTTTGCTTGTTGATGCTAAAAACAAATTGATAATCTGTATGGCTACGGTCAAATACAGTGAGTATGTAGGACATAATAATCTTCAGTTGACACGCAATAACTTTATTGAAATAATATGAAACCGTTAATTATTTGCATTGTAGGTGCATCTGGGAGTGGTAAAACTACCGCTTCTATGATGCTTCAGAAACATTTTGGTTGGATTGCCATTGCGTCATACACTACACGCCCTATGCGTAAAGGCGAAATAAATGGTAAAGACCATTGGTTTGTAAAGCCAAATCAAATACCGCCTAAAAGCAGGATATGTGCATATACCCAATTTGGAGGCTATGAATACTGGACAGAATGGAACCAGTTCCAAACGCTTTTCCCAAGTATTTATGTGATTGATGAGAAAGGACTTGTAGATTTACAAAGCAAACAATCTTCGCCTTTCCCATTTAGATTAATTACAATCAAAATCAAGCGTAACAATCTTGAAGGAATTGATGAAAAACGGAAGGAACGAGACAATGAGCGCATACACATCCCAGACGAGGTATATGATTACATAATCAACAACAATGGCTCAATGGAAGAGTTTAGAGCCTCCCTTTATTTAACAGCACAATGTATAATTCAAAAACAATAAGAATATGGCAGCACCAAAAGAAGAAACCCCGGTATTAGTGGCATTTACTTTAGACTTTGAAACTGGCGGTCTGAAATGCCAAACTTCAGCTTGTACGCAGATTGCAGTACACGCCACCAGACTTGACACGTTTGAAAAGATTGGTTCGTATCAGAGCTATATCGCTCCTTATAATCGAAAGGAAGTGGCCGGAGCTACAAAAAAACGGAAAACATTGAAATCTAAATATGAGAGTGACGATGCCGTATCGATGGATTATGAAACCAAGGCTCTGGAATACTCCGCGATTACTATGGATATGCTGGAGTCTTACGGCAAACCTATTGAAATCGTAGCGCAGGAAGTTTTTCAGTTTATGATAGACAATACACCTAAATGTTCCAAAAACATGAAGCCGTTCCTGATTGGTCAGCATATTGCTTTTGACGAAGGATTTCTCTGTCAAATGTTCGAGTATGCCGGATTGATGAATGAACTGAAAAAAGTGCTTCGTGGTGATGAAGATTTTTATGGAAACTGGCATCCGCTCTATGTGGACACGATAGTGCTCGGACAGCTTGCGTTGTGTCATTTGCCTAACGTCAATTCGTACAAGTTAGAAATCATGTGCGAAAATCTGGGTATTGAACTTGACGATGCTCACGATGCGGATGCCGACGTATCTGCAACCACCAATGTTGCCGCAGTTCTCACTCAGCGTATGAGAAGCATTGGTGGTGAATATGAAGGTGAAAGCCTGGCAATTTCAAAAGCAGAAAAATCCCGTAAACATTTCAAAATATAATCAATCATGTCAGAACAGCAACAAGAAGGGACTTATTCTCATGTAGATGAACCCATAGTACAGTTTAAGTCTATTTCAGACCGTATCATTCGTGAAGTCATCAACGCGGACACCAAACAAGTGCTGGTTCACATATCCGGCTATGACCTCCAAATTAACTTTAATATGCAATATTTGAAGTCGGTGGAAGACGTCGAAGCTGCTTGTGGTGGTATCGCCCAGCTATTCCGTGACATAATCATGGATAAATTGCTTAGCAAGAATGAACCATCAGAGTAAAAAACGACTATTCGTTAATGAGCATGGGCTATGTTTATAGCTCGGCATTAACGAATTAGCGTTATATGGAAAATAATAATAAACTCACTGACCAAGAAATACTTTTCTGCGATCTCTATGCAAACGGAGAGGCGCCTTATGGTGGCAACGCTGCAAGATGTTATCAGGAGGTATTTAATGACAAAACAAATAGGGCAAAAGGCCATGCTACTCGTATGTTAGCTCGTCCTGAGATTCAAGAATATTTAAAATCTCTCGACGAGCTTCCGTATGAGGAGGCTAAATATATGAAAACTTTTCTCCGAGAGAACCTTATTAGCATCATACAGGAGTGTTCCAATGCGGAATATAGAGATCGTAAAGGCGTATTACAGTCTCCAGCAGCTTTACGAAGTGTTGCGGTAAACGCTTCTAAGGCACTTATGGATTTATACCCTGTTAAGGAAGCTCACGTTAGTAAAATAAATATTGATGGTGCTGGTGATGGCGGCATCACGTTCAATGTCATCATGCCGGAACAATCTGATAAAAAAGAATAGTATGATAGAATATTTACCAGCAATCATCAGTGCAATAGGCACAATCATTGCGGCTTGGTTTTCTTACAACCAATATAGCAAAAATAAGCTCACAGATTTAAAAATTGAACAGTTCAAAAAAGATGAGGAAGCCAAAAGTATTCGTCGAGCTGATAATTCTGCTCTCGTCTATGAAGGGTTGTGGAGTATTCTTCATGAATTGAATGCAGATCGCGTTTACATCATTCAACCGCATCCTCTTGGAAACGAAAGCCTTATATCCATTTATTATGAGGTAAAGCGTAAGGGAATTGAACCAATGAAACCTCATTTACAAAACCTGCATATTTCAGAAATCGCAAAATTCAGCGGAGAGCTTGTAAGGAACTTATTTATGTTTATAACTGACATCGATGAACAGGTAGAGGACAAATATGCAAAAGCTATCATTTCAAGTCATGGATGTCAATCCGTCATTATCAAAAGACTTAATGATAATCGTTATGATTGGGTCGGAAGTATATGCTGTGAATTTTTACATCCAATTGATGTTGAAGAAGAAAAAGCAAGACAGGTTCTTCATGAGGCAGCAATGACAATTCAATATCTGCTACCAGAGTTTAAAATGTAAATTAGAGACAATATGAAATCCGGAGATAAAATCATTATTCTTCCATCTTTCGCTTTGTCGGAAACAAAGTTGGAAAAGCTCGTAGGATTAACCGCGACAATAATTGAAGTGAAAGGAGATTCTAATGGTATTAAAGGATGCTGGGTGGAGCTTCAAACAAAATATCTTGGAGAGCAAGAATGGTATATTCCTTATAATTCAATTGGTATATGAAAATCAACTCATTTATAAGTGGTTGTTTAGCTACTATTACGGTGATATTGGGTATCGTTTTCTTTTATCATAGCTGTCAGAGAAATAATGTAGAAAATAGTTCTGAAAAGACAAATGAAACGGTGTATGATACAATACCGATTTTTATTGACATGCCAATACCGAAAGACAGTGTTGTTATTCGATATAAAACAGTAAAGGTACCAATATATGACACAATTAGAGCACACCATACTGATACGCTTTTTTCTGACAGCACCACTGTCATTTTGCCGATCACTCAAAAAGTTTATAAAGACTCCACTTATAAAGCATGGGTAAGTGGGTATATGCCGACTTTAGACAGCATCAGAATATTTCAACCAACAACCACTATAACAAATACCATAACCAATACAAAGATTAGGTATAAACAAAAACGTTGGGGGCTGGGATTACAAGCCGGTATAGGAATTGCCCCAAGTAAAATAGAACCTTATATCGGAATCGGTATATCATATCATATTTTGTCATGGTAAATATCACCCAATTGCGATACTGAAAGGCTATTCTTAAATAAACAAATTTCAAGTATATGAAAATTCTAATCGACGCAGGGCATGGCATAAACACTCCAGGCAAGAAGTCTCCTGATGGAAGACTGAAGGAATATGAGTGGGCTCGTAATATAGCACAACGCTTGGAAGCCAATCTCAAATCCAATGGCTACGATGTACAGCGTGTTGTACCGGAAGTAGAAGATATTTCCATTTCTACACGGTGTAATCGTGTAAATGCCATTTGCAAACAAGTAGGACCAAAAAATGTAATATTGGTGTCAATCCATAATAACGCTTCAGGAAATGGCTCGTGGGGCACTGCAAAGGGTTTCAGCGTTTTCGTTTCCAAGAACGCTTCATCAAACTCAAAGAAGCTTGCTGAAATATTTACTGATGAAAGCATAGCACGTAAGATGACGGGAAACCGTTCAATCCCTTCGTGCAAATATTGGACATGGAGTTGGACAAAGAGTGATATAGGTATTCTCAAAAACACCTCTTGTCCGGCTGTATTGACTGAAAACGGTTTTATGGACTGCAAAGAAGAGTGTGATTATCTTCTATCTGAAAAGGGTAAGCAAGATTTTGTTGACCTTCATGTAGCAGCTATTGAAAAGTATATCAAATCACTTTAATAATTATATGAATATGGAATTGCACATTATCGACAGAATCTCAATCCCGTCAATTCTCCCATCGGAGAACTCATTCATGGATTACAACCTGAAACGTTCTATCATCAAGAAGGTAGGCATTACTAAGGGTGATGTTGAAAAATACAACATCAAGGAAGATGCGGAAAACAAACGCACTACTTGGGACATTAACGCAGACCGCGAAAACCCTTTGGTTGTGGATTTCACTGCACAAGAGTTGGAATATCTGAAAAATGCTTGCGAAAAACTCTCAGACACTCCAGCTCCGGATTATCTTTGGGACACAGTAGAAAAGATATACGATGCTGCACAGGCAAAGGCATAATTTTTCTTGATTCCTTTTATATCCAGCACTTCCGAAGCGCATCCGATGAGAAATTGGGTGTGCTTCATTTTTTATGTGTGTCTAAAAATTTTAACCTCTTAAAGATTTAGCAGGACTATTCTTCATAAAGACAATATTTTATGAAGAAAGTAATCGATAACAAAACTCGTGGAAAAGCTATTGGTTTCCTTATATGGTTCAGGAGCCAATATCAAGTATGGACTAACGATACCTACTACAAAATAGCAGAGAAATATGGTCAGTGCAATTATGGTACATGCCGTAATCTGATTATAGAACTTGTGGAAGCAGGTTATTTGACAATCTGGGATGACGGAATCCATAAGCGTCGTTTCTACATCGACCAGAAGAAATATAATGAATTAGTCAACCCTTTTATTTTCCAAAAGAATGGTACCAGGACTGAAAGCGCCAAACAATCTGAAGATTGACTTCGCGCCATCTCCAAGGCAGTATGAAGTATGGAAAAATCTTCAGCCAGAATGTCCTGAATGTGGAGGTCGTGTAATACAAGTGAAGACCGGAATTGACAGAAATGGTAATCCAGTCTATTCATCTGTATGTGACAAATGTGGAAATAACAATATACCGCAAATGATTCTTTGTGGTGGAGCCGCTGGTGGTGGAAAGAGCTATTTGGGTTCTTGTTGGCTAATCAGTTCTTGCCTTCGTTGGCCTGATATGCGTATGGTTGTTGCTCGCAAAACACTAAAAAGCCTCCGTGAATCAACATGGAATACTATACAAGCTGTTGCAAAATCATGGGGGCTTGAAGAACAAGTTCACTATAAAATCAACAACCTTTCTGGAGAGATGATATTTTGGAACGGCTCCAAAATTATTATGAAAGAAATGGCATATAGCCCCTCAGATCCAGACTACCTCCGTTTTGGTTCATCAGAATTTAGCGGCGCTTTTGTTGATGAGGTCGGAGAGGTTGATCAGCGTGGTGTTGACGTGCTTTTCTCCCGTATTCGTTGGAAAATCGCAGATACTACTAAGGTTCCCAAAATGCTGATGTCTACTAATCCATGCCTCGGTTGGGTTAGAGACCGTTTTGTCCTCGATGAAAATGCAGAGCCTGTTGTATGTCGTCCGAATGAAATGTATATTCCATTCAGCGTTTATGATAATCCTGACAAGGAATTTGTTAACGCGTATGTTTCAGCCTTATACAAGATTTCAGATCCAAGTGTCAGAGAAAGACTTCTTTTCGGTAACTGGTTGTATGTAGATGTAAATGATGCTGCTTGTTATTGGAAGTTTGATGGTTCAAAGCATTTGGTTGACGGATTGAAAGACTCCAAGTACGATCCTTTGAAGCCACTGATTCTTAGCTTCGACTTCAACGTGGCTCCATACATGAGTTGTCTGATGGCGCAGATTGATTATGAGAACAAAATAGTGTATATTTTGGAGGAGATTCTTGGAAGACCGGAAGATAAGGAAAATAACACCCCTAAGTTTGCCGAAAAAATAAAGAACAAACTATTGGCAATGGGGCATACCGGCGGTGTGGTAGTAACCGGAGATCCAGCCGGACTATCTCGGACTACAATGACGGAAGACGGTGTGAACAATTACACAATACTTCTGTCGATTCTAAACAGCCCTCAACTTCGCCCCCACAAGAAACTTCTAAGTAAACAACCGTCACAAATCACACGCTTGGAGTTCGTAAACAATATATTTGATGGCTATCAGGGTTGGACTATTAAAATTGACCTCAAATGTCGTAAACTGATAGAAGACTTAATCAACCAGCGTAAGGAAATGGATGGTTCTAAATCCAAAGCGAAAGTGATGGATGCAAAGCTTGGCATAAAATACGAGAAATACGGGCACTTTTCTGACACCTTGGACTATCTCTTGGTACTATTCTTAAATGAACCCTGGAGAAAGTTCAACGCAACAGGAAGCTCAGGCATTACCACTTTTAGCGGCACACCAATCTACGGTTCGTTTGAATACTAAAATGATTGATTATGTATCAGAGATTTCTCAATAACGAAGACTATATGAGCCAGATTTCGGATGAGTTATTCGACCAGCTTATCCGTGGTCAACAAATCCGTGTGAATCAGGCAGAGGAAGCCGCAGAAGCTTCTATCGTGGAATATCTTACCGACAATTATGAGGTTGAAAAGGCGTTGGAAGTGGGTAAGAATCTCAAGGAATACAATCCGCGAATCACTTACCCGGTCGGAGTACACTTCTACCACGACGGTAAGATTGTAGAAGCCTTGCGCTCAATCAACGGTATAAAGACTCCGGCACTCACAGAATACTGGAGAGTCTGTGAAGAGATAGAACGATTGGATAAGGGAAACATCATGGCTTACTCCCAGCTTCTCAATTATCATCCCGGAGACTTGGTGTATTTTTCAGGAACCGTATATGAGTGTCTGGAACATAACGGTTTCGATTACGAGGATATTCGCATACCTGGTATTAACGCATGGGAGCAGATTGAAACCACTCTCTGGGAGCCGAATGTGGAATATGAGCTCTGGTCGGTTGCGGAATGGGACGGTCAGTTCTTTGCTCTTCTCAACATTGAAAATATTGACCTTACCGTAAACCCTATGGAATCCGACAACTGGGGGCTTATCGGTTCGTATGACCTGGAATACGCCTATGAGTTCAAGGAGACCGAATATGTTGAGTTCGGAGGCAAAGTCTGGATTCCGACCATGCTTCCTACTGCTGACACGCTTAAAGAGGGCTACAATTTCCGTTACCATGACCCACGTAACCCCAATATTAAAAAGCACATGGTAAAAATTGCGTTGTATGAACTGCACAAGCTTATTTCTCCCAATAATGTTAGCACGGCCCGTATAACGGACTACGAAGCAACAATGCAGTGGCTACATGATGCAAACCGCTGTAAAATCAACCCTCAGATTCAACGCAAGCTGGATGATGAGAAAAAGCCGGTTAGCGAAATAGCTATGGCAACCTTCCAGCGCGATTATGACCCATATAAAAATCCGTGGCAGATATAGTGCGACCGCCAGGAATAACCCCGACAAGGTATAAGTCTCGACCATAATGGCCGGGATTTGTTTTTATGGATTATGTAATTTATTTCATCTTAACGGTATTGATGGAAGTGTTGCTGAACTTGTTAAAGTACTTAATGCTATGATAGATAATGGTATTGATGCTGAAAATAATGCTAAAGAAGATGTTTTTCATCTTAACATTATTGGTATTCAAGATAAATGTTGTATTTTTGCACAGAATAATAAACTAACAACATTGAAAATGGCAAGACCTATAAAAAATACTCCAGTTCTATACGGCAAAGATGCAGAGCGTTTTCTTGCCGACATCTCTCAACTTCCATCTATTGAGGAACGTACACGTGAACGTGCCCGCATAGAAAACAGTGTGAACGATTTCATGGGGCTTGTAGCCAGATTTAAAGATACAAAGAAACATGGCTCTTCTGAATCCATTTACACGCATCAATGACAAATTGCCATTACTGTCTTTCGATTGTGGTGATTCTGATTTAAATGAGTTTTTGACTACTGATGCCTTGAAATGGCAAGAAAATTTATTGGCTGTTACTTATTGCCTTGAAAATGGAGAGGACATTGCTCTTTATTTCAGTCTTTCAAATGACAAAATCTCGGCTAACACTCTTCCTCAAAGCTTTTGGAGAAAAATAAAGAAAAAATTCCATCACAATAAGCACCGTAGCGACTATCCTGCTGTTAAGATTGGTCGTTTTGCTGTCAGTAACAAGTATCGTAACCAACCAGAGCATTGGGGAACTAAAACAATGGACTTCATTAAACGGTGGATGGTTACAGAAAACAAGACCGGATGTTGTTTTCTTACGGTTGATGCTTATCCATCTGCCGTACCATTTTATCAAAAGAATGGATTTAAATTTCTTGGAGCATCTGAAGAACAATTATACAATAATTTTCTGAAAGATCCCAGTAGAAAAGAAACTATAGCGATGTACTTTTCTCTGAAAGAAATTGTATAAATGCGGCATTTTCACTATAAATGCTCATCTTGTACTTTGTAATGTTCAGTGTATCACTCTTATTAATCATGTTAAGTTGAATTTTGATTAATAATTTTATAACCACCTCATTAGAATATATTTATAAAGTTTTTGTCGATTTTGAAATATGTTCTATCTTTGTCATCAGATAAACTGAGGTTGCTCTCGTTGTTGTGTGCTTAAAGTGTACATTCACACCGAGTCTTATTGAGTTAATTTAGTGAATATCAAATAGATATAAGAAGTTTTGCGTTGATTCCCGTACGCACCGCTTCTCAAGAAAGCAAAATTAGAAAAAGCTCTGATTCTTAATAGAATTAGAGCTTTTTTATTTGTTTGAGGTGAAGCAGAATATAGCGTTTCTGAGAAGTATGCCAGGTGCAAATTCAGGGTCCTTTTAGGAGCAAGTGAAAAAGCACCTGAAACGCATAATAATCGGAATAGTCCGAGATAACGGATGGGCTGACTTTTACCCCTTGCCGGAAAGCGCAAGAGGCTATTCCGAAAAGAGGAAACCTGCCTGACTTTTCTGACTTCAGATAGAATCTTTTTATTCCCAATACCCATAACAATTCATTTTCTGCTGCTTACCAAAACAATATCGTCCCGATGTTTCACAACACCGGGACAACACTACAACATTTTTACGAGAACACTATCTCTTAAACATTATCAATACTAACTTTACACAACTATAAGCTTGGAATAATTCAGTTAGTCTACATCTTAGGACATAAAATTCCGAACAAATGCTGTGCCAAAATTAGAATTACAAGATAGAAAACTAAATATCAACAAGATAGAAAACAATAGTCTTTCATCTTAATGTGGAATTATGGAATATTAATGTGGAATTATAGTATAATTTTCCACAATAGCGCAAAAGCCATCTGTATTATACAACTGATATTAAACCACTTACCTTTTTATACCGTTTTTGGCACAGCCTTTGTTATACTATCATTGAAACCTACAGTAGATTTGTAAGATAGAAACCAAAGTGTTAATTAGAACGTATTAGTAAAAAAGGTAAAAAGATATTCTGATCTCTCATTCATAAAACTCTTGTAACATTATGCTTTCATTCCGGGCTGTGAAGTACCGGAATGATTTTTTTCAATATCCCTGCTTCAAACTTGCGCAACGCTTCAAATGTCATTCGTGTCTTTCTTTTCAAGAGCAACCACTTTATTATAAGAATAGTGCCATACCTGACAGCACAATTGTTAAAATCGCATTTTTCATAATTATTTATTTTTCTGTTGTCTCTTATTTGTCACTTCTTCAGTATAGCCTCCGGTGCATCTTCTTTTAATGAAAGCACGTTCCCGCCATACAGTTTTGAAATTAAAAAAAGAAAGTACACTGTAATACAGAAATCCGAGACATATTGGTACATAAGGCTTTTCAACAAACAATCCTCCGGCACGTACTTCACGGGTATAGGATGCCGATTCGGAAAAAGCGGCTCCTAAGCTGAAAGAAGGAATGACAGATTCTGCACATACCACCGATACCGTCAACACAAAATAAACGGCCAAGGCAATCATCGATTGTCTGACTACCCGCTGCTTGACCGATTTACTGACATTGAAAAAAGCGAAACGCATTCTGTTGAGCACAGTTGCAAGGTAAAGAATGATGATTGTATAATCCCCCTCCCGCATTGAATGCCCAAATGCAAATGCAAAAAGCCCATACAACGGAATAAACAGCCGTATTGAAGCCTTGAGCGGCATAGCTGCCATAAAAAGTCCCGAATGCACCATAACAAATTCAAATGCCATCAGGATTGCCAGCGAATATACCTTATAGGCATCATCCGGTCCGGCAAACAACCATAAATATAAGTATTGGCAGGCAATCAAGGCTGTCTGTGCCACTTCTACATATTCACAAGGTCTGTCTATACGTTCTATGATATTCATAATTCAGCCCTCATTTTACTTATTTTTCTCAAAGCAAATCTATTGAATTCTTTCTTATAGAGTCATACTTTTTCACTAATTTCTTTTTCACTTCTTATCCGCTCTTTCCCTATAATCATCCGGAACAAAGACAAACCTATTTCTCTACCGGATGTAATTCAATTTTAAATATAGTACAAAGTTTTAAACTATAAGCACTTGCTTTAAATTATTTCAAGAAAAAAGCATGAAAAGCATCTGTATG